CTGGTCATAGATTGACTTAATATATCTCGCTCCCTCAGCATAGAACCTAAGCTCAGTACTGAATGGCTGATCTATTCCATGAGACTCCATGCGGATGGCTGTGAACTCCACAGCATCCCAGCCGATAGGTTCTTCTACCTCATTACCATCCAAAAAAAACTTCCAGTTTGCCATTAGTTATCGATGCCAAATCTATTGTTAAGAATCTTAGTACTGCGCCTTGGAGTGCGGATAAACTTCTCAAAGCCTCTCTCATCCATATTGAGCTGAGTGATTGGCAATGCCTTTAGGATGCTGCCAAGCTCTCTGATTTCTCCCACAACTGGATAAGCTGTGCTGCTGCTTCGGTTGGCATATTGATTTGCCAGGAACAGCTCTTGCCTGCTCAGGGAGTGGTTAGGAATTACCTGTGAACCTTTGGGAAGATCAACCAGGGTGGCAGTCGGTGGAGTGAAGTAAACTTTGCCAGACTCAGTCACAACCTTCTCTACCCCTCGCTCACCTACTATTGCCTTACCTCCCTTGAATGGCTTGCCCTTAGTACCTTCTGCAAACTCAGGAACTGGCTGCATTGTAATAAAGCCAATTTGAGCAGCTGCAATACCAGACGCAAGTAGTGCCAAAGGAGCAGTCAATGGGTTAGTTCCATATTTAACCAACTGCTGGCCTAATTCAAAAATAATGTTAGCAATAGCAGCAGCTTTTTCAGCCTGAAATTGTTTCGTCCTAATTTCACGCTCTTTCTGCGCCTTCCTTTCATTAATCTCTTGAATCTTTTGCTCGTTGCCATCGGCAAGTTCAATCTCCTTGTCATATCGATTCTGAAGCAGACTCATTTCATTTCTTAGATTAGCCTGATGGATGTCAAATGCACCGGATACAAGTGTATTGCCTAATTCAAAGGCTTTCTCACGGATGGCTTGTTTTTGTTCCTCATGCTTTTTTAATCTATCTAATTCAAGTTCATGCTGGGCTTTGATTTTATCCATTCGAGCCTTCATGTCCTTATCTAAGGCATCCTGAGCAGCTTTATAATTTTTATCAGCTTCATTTCTAAGATAATCAGATCCATCTTTAGTTACCAACATTTCAGCCTTGGCTGCATCTTCGTAGTCTTTTGCTGCCTTATCTCGCAATAGTTCGGCAGTTCTAACTTCCTCTTGAATAATGCCAATGTTCTTAGTGCTGTATTCTTTTTTTAAGTCATAAACCTTCTGCTGAAATACCTTTTCAGCTCCAACCTCACCCAGCTTTGAGCCTCTTAGCTGAGCCATCAGCACTTGCTGTTGCTTCTCAAGCTCATAGATTTTTAACTTAGCCTGATATGCTGCCTTATCTTGCTTCTCAGTGGCTTGATCAACCTGAATATTCTTCTTTTTTTCTTCATATAGTTTAGTAAATACATCAATATTTAGTTGATATGAGTTAATTAAAGACTCTTGATTAGCTATTTGTTCGGCAGTAACCGTTCTTGAAGTACTAATTGTCTGCTTCTGAATGTCATCATATTCATTTCCGCTTGCTCTATATTCATCCATTACAACCTCAGCAGCCTTAGTTTCCTCGCCAAATATCTGTTTCATCTGGGCGAGTCTGTCCTTTTCAATCTTTATGCTACTTTCTGCATTGGTTTTTCCATTTTTTAAAGCCTCAGAGCTTGCATTGCTATATTTTTCATATAACTTATTGAAATTTTCTCCAGCCTCTTTAATTTGTTTACCTCCAAATAAATCGTTTAGCTTATTTAGGAATGCAGATGTTAAAACTAATGCCTTCTGATAAACTGGTGCTAGATTAGTGCCAATGGTATTGAGTAAACTATCATAAGCATCTCCAAGGTTGCTGATTTGCCCCTCTAATGTTCCAGAGATTGCAGCCATTGCCCCACTAACACCTTGAACATCGCCTAACGAAACTAAATACTGTCTAATGGCATCATTGGTAAATTGAACTTGAGTCTGAACACCTTTAAATGTGAATGTAACCTGATCTCCAGCCTTGCTTGCTCGGATGCCAAACTCCTTTAATCGCTCAAACTCTCCTGTTTGAGCATCTATTATGGCCTCTGCTAATTGATCAAATCCTTTTCCGGTAGAGGAAGCCAGGTCTCCTAGCCTTCTCAACTGAGCAACAGTAGGTGTGAATCCTTGATTGGCTAGTTTAACAAATGACTGAGTAAGTTCCTGCACCGAAAATGGTGTCTCTGATGCAAACTTCTGGATGTTAGTCATTGCCCCAGCTGCTGCACTCCTGCTTCCAAGTGTATTGGTAAGCACAGCAGATAGTTTCTGAAACTCCCCAGTCACAGCAATGACCTCTTTAGCAAAGCCTATGACTTTATCGGCAGCAAAGATTCCTGCTATTGCTGGTGCAATTTTAGAAGCAACAGCTCCCATGCCGCCCATAGCATCACCAGCATCCTTACCAGACTTTTTGGCTTTATCTCCTACTTCATCAAACTGCTTCTTGAGTTTCCCAAGCTCAGCAAGCAACTGCCGTTCCTCGGAGGTAATCTTATCAAATTCAGAAGTAGCCTGCTGAAGTTTACTCAGGTCAATGTCATACCTGATCTTGATGTCATTAGTTGAAATCGTTGCCATGCCCCAAAGATAGCAATTAAAAAAGCCACCGAATATCAGTGGCTCTTTATGATTGATCTAAACCAAAACACTAAAAATCATGTTCTCACTTTGTTCCTCTTCTTTTGGTCTGCAATATAGCTGCTGACAATTAGATAGTACTCGTAGATTGGCCTTTCGACCAGGTGCTTAATTCTTGCAGAATCTCCATCTGCAACTCTATACTGTTCATCAAATCGCTGTCTGTGCTGTCTGGTAATTGCAGTCCAATAATGTGCTTCAGGTTGTTTAGGTTTTGGAGAGTTTCGGCCTGCAAATAGGTCGGAAAATTCTGACTGTATTCGGTCAAAGAGGGCAGAAAGGCGTACTCCGGCAGATTCAAAAAAAAACCTTGAACATCGTTATGCTCCATCCAATGCTCCAGCTTCTGCTTGTTGTATGGATATTGATAGTCTAATGGATTCTCATGCTCGTCAAAGTAAAGCACCGTTGCCAGCTTCAACTGCCTGACCAGGCTAACCGATAGCTCCATCTGCTCCTTTAGCCGGGAGGCAAGGATGCCTATCTCATACAGCTTCTTATCATCCTTCTTCTTCTTATCCAGGAGCAAGTTGATTAGGCCATTATTCCAGCCTCTAAGGTAGTCTGGGTTGATTTGCCATAGTTCTTCAGTGAATATGTCTCTGGCTGCCACTGCCCTCTGAAATGGCACATTTACTTCTGCCGAGAACTTAAAGTAATTGACTCCACCGGAGGTGAAGGCAAACTCAATCTGATCCCACCTCTCCTTGGGTGCTACACCCCTGTAAAGTATTCTGCCTGCTTGTTCCTGTACAGGAGCTTCTTCTGCCACTTGTTGAGCAGGAGCAGCAGCATGTGATTTGCGCCTAAATAAATTGAGCATAAAAGGAATGGATAGTCAAAGTATAGCCAGCTGATGGCGAGGAACTGCCATGCACCGGAGCATATTGGGCATTCACCCAGCGGTTTGGCTAAGTAAGTCGGTAGTTTCTGGATTTGTAATAGATACCACTGCCCAATCGGATGATCCTCCAGAAGATAGTCCAGAAACAAAGAGAACGATGCGCTGAGTGCTGCCATTAGCAACAACTTCAGTAGGCTCGGAATCGTTAGGTAGCTCGATAAGGCAACAGCCTCTGCGCTTGCCTCCACAACTTGCACTAATATCATAGATCGGGTTGGTCATTATTTATAGGATTGATTATTGCTATTACTGTCTCCTCGTTGCTGATGGTGTGAATGAAGCTCAGGCAGATGCTGTCATATTCCTGCCCATCAGCTGCGATGAATGTCAATGGCTGATTAGGGAAGTCAGGATCGGCAAAGCTGATAGTGTACTGCCCACCCCATGGATTGAAGAATCCTTCAGGCAATGCCTCCAGGTCAATCTCAACAAATCCATCCGGTGCAATGCTTAGCATCTGCTGCCCTTGCACATTCACACCTGGCTTAACTATGTTTACCAGAATGCCTCTGCCAAAGTCTCCCGGAGGAGTGAACAGATAAACTGCTGCTGGGCAGCTTGGTAATGGCTGGCAGATTGGGTAGCATTTATTGCAGCATAGTGCCATACTTTTCCAGATTAAAGTTGGATGTTATCTCGGCAAAGTTAGAGAAAATAAAATAGCGGAAGGCATCAAGGGCATGTGACTTGTCTGGGTTCTTGTTTTTCCACTGGTCAAGACTTCCCTGCCTGTCCACCTTGGCTTCCTTCAGGTCAGTGACAAGCTCATCACATCTCTTGCTGCTGATCTGCACCTTGGCCTTCTGGAAGACCAGGAT